AGTTTCATTTATATAGCGTTATAAAGATTTGTTAAATAATTTTTTACTTCACCACCTTTAACAGCGGTTAAAGCTGATTCTAATGAAGCTAATGATATTTCTTTTGCTTGAAGTGCTTTAGCAGCAGTTACTCCTGAGGCAATCATCATAGTAGCTACAATTATATGAAAAATAGCATTTGCTACTTTTTTTGCTTTTACAGGATCCTTAATAAACTTCCTTGTTAACAATTCAAGAGGTTTCATATATAAATGATGCAATTCATCTGCTACTCTTCCTAATTGTTGGAAATATTTTTCTGTTCCGCTTTGATCGTTTGGTTTTTTACCAGCTATTTTCTGAAAAGCAGAAGTAGCAGCTTTACCCAAACGAGCAATTATACCTAAAACAGCAGGAAGAGCAAGTAATAAGCTAGCTGTAGTTAATACCCCTTCTTTTTGTTGATCTTCAGCATCTTCTAATGCATCTTCGATACCATTGATAGCAGAAGCAAAATCATCTTTTAAATCGTCTACCACAGCATCAACTTTTTGATCTGTTTCAACCTCGAGTAATATATCTTTTAATTTCATCATTTTGTTTTTCCCCAGGTTTTACCTTTACCTGGACGTTTACATTGTGAGGGTGTAGGACGACATGAGGGATACTTAGCACGCTTTTCACCTTTTTGTCTTCCACAAGGTTTACATTTCTTTTTACCATCTACTTCACGACAAGTATTACAATCAACCCATCCGCCTGAACTTCCCGGTGCACCTTGTCTATCAAACCATTTACGTAAAGTTTCTTTTTCTTGTAAAGCTACTTCAGATTTAATACCTTTCCAAATATTACCTTTACGGCAACGAACAATGGCTCCTGATTTATATGCTGATGGTTTGTCATAGCGTCTATTAGCTATACGTTGACATCTGTCCTCATTAAGGACTTCACATAATATATCAGATAGTTTGATCATTTGGTTATATATAAATATGCTAGTCCTCCTATTACAGCAGTACCAGTAACTTGTATAAATCTTAGTTTTACTTTAAGTTTTTTATTATCCTTGCGTAATTGATTTACCCACTTTTGTTGAGTATCAAATTTTAGTTGTTCATTTTTGATACGATCTTCATACATTATACCCTTCTGTACATGACCTGAAATGATGCTGTCTTTTAAACCAAGTTTTTGATTTAATAATACAACATGTTCGTTGGTTAATTTCAATTCAGCCTTAGCACTATCACCACTAACTAAATCTTTAACAATTTGTTTAGCTACATACACAGGAAGTTTAATAGTATCCTGTTGTGCGTAGCTAAATAAAGGTAATATAAATAATATTAACAATAATTTTTTCATTAGTAGTTGTATCTTGCTTTAAAAAATGAATCGACTTGAGTTGGTGTATATTGTGCTGCTTGTTGACCTATTTCATGATAATATTCACGAATAATAGTTGTTTTTTCTTTGATATTATCTACTTGATTGTCAATTTGATTAACTTCAGCTTCATAAACAGCAATTGTACTATCAATTTGTTTTTGACGTTCAATAAGTTGTTTATTAACAGCATTTAACGAATCAATAGTTGCCTTAATATCAGTAGGCATATTTTGTTTTGCAGTTATAATAAAAATAAGGCCATACAGAGCAAATAATCCTATTGCTCCGTATAGCGCGTATTTAAAAAAATTCTTATAGAATTTAAACCAATCTATAACTTTTTGTATCATAATTAGGCTAATAAGGCGTGATATTCTTTAAAATGTTTAATACGATCAGCTAAACCAATAGTACCACCATTAACACGCTTAGTAACTTCTGTCACAACAGCATCAGTAGCACCTTTATCTGCAATTTTATGCAATCCATTTTTATGGAAAAACCAAGCAGCAGATAATAATGGATATTTAGTTGCTACTAAATCTGGTGATTCAAGTAAATTTTCAGGAACAACAGCATCAAATGCTTTATAGTTGTCTTTACCAGTTAATTGAATATATCCACGACCACGGAATTTATATCCTTCACCTGATGCTTCAGGACCATTACCCATTCTACCACCGTATACTAAGTTAGCGATTTTTTCTGGTTTACGCTCGTATAATGCTGCTTTAGCAGTATCAGGAGTCTTATCAGCTTTTGTAAAGTATTTTTTAAATATACCTAACAAGCCTTTAGCTCCATAGTTTAAATTTTCATTTACTGCTTTGAACCCACCACTTTCATGTCCTGCTTGAGCTAAAAAATGAGCTAAGCGTAATGGAGTGTTTAATTCAAATTTGGCAATTGTGTCTGGTAACTGAGCTATTACAGCATCAGGTACATGTCCTTTTAATTTGTCTAAATTCATGGTTTTGATTTTATTCGGTTGGTTGTTCTTCGTTGTTTTCGATTTCTAACTTCTGAATTTCATTTTTTCTATTAATCCATTTGTCTACAGAAGCGATGCCGAAAGCACCTAATGTTATAACCAAGAATCCATCAAATATGAATTCGTTAATTAATAATTCTTTACCTAACCATCCTGTGACTAGGTCTACAATGAGGGCAAATACCATACAAATAAATGATAGGAACCCAACCACTGATTTTTCGTTGATGTCGTTGTTGTCTTTGAACAAGTCTTTAATAAAGCTCATAGTTTATGTATTTTTATACGCAACTTGCCCGTTCCTTTTATAGTTCGGTGCCATTCATGTTTGCGTATAAATATGGGCTTGTTCATGGAAGTTGGCAACTGATCTTCAAGTTGTATTTGCCAGTTTGTATCTCCTATTATTTCAATTAAGCGATCTTCATCATCGCGATGCCAGAGAAGTTCAATGGGATCTATATCCTCATTGAACTCTCGTATAATATATTTGTCTGTTACTTCTAAATCGGTATATGGTCTACCAGTATCCACTAAATGATGTTTTAAAACCTAATAGTTTAGCATATCTTGGTAAACGACAGCTCCAATATGATGCTTTTGTTCTATCTTTTTTCTGAGGGCAATTGTGGCGTTTAGAAAATGCTTGTCTTGCCTTCGGATTATTTAATTTCGCACGTAATCCTGTTGTATCACCAAATGATACTTTTTTAATTTTCTTTGTTTTTGGATTTTTAACATAAACGTAGAATTTTTTAGAACCACCGCGTTTTGGTTTACCAATTGGGGGATCTTTTTTCTTTTCTTCTTCAGTTAAAAATTCAGCATCATCTAAAAATGGTAAACCTAAATGAATTGTTTTATTTTCAACCATTACTGATTTTCCGATTTCTGACTCTAATAAATCTGCTTCTTCAGGAGTTACTTTTAATAAACCTTCGTTATATAATTTTCTTGCTTCGTTAAATAAATCAAAATAAGCTTTTGATTCAGGACGAAATATATTTTCAAATAAACTTAAACCGTTTTTGATATGAAAAGCTAAACCAGCTGATACTTCATTTAAATCACCTTCGTATTCCATTTTTTCTTGAACTGCTTTAATCAAATCAGAAAAATGGTATGATTTAGTAGCACCGTCATTTAAAGTAATAGCATAAAACGGGTGTTTTGCTAATGTTATTTCACCTTCTTTACCATCGGTTGTTTTTACTTTTTCACCTTCGGCAAATTTTACATCTTCTTCTAAAAGACGTTCAATAGATTCTCTAATTAAAACTTTTAAATGTAATGACATTATTTTAAAAATTTCAATTTGTAAATAGTAGTAGTAATAAGTTCACAAATCATATCTACTTGATTTTGAACGTATGAATCTTGAGGTAATTTATTTCTATTTTGCTCAACATACATTTCTAATGCTACAAAATAAGCAATAATTTCTTCACATGAAATATATTCTCTTACTTGGCCCGGAGCTGAGTATCCGGTAATAATACCTTGTTTTCCTTGAATTGACTCAACTAAAGGATCAATAATATCAATAATTTTTTCATAATATACTCCTAATGCTCTATGAGCAGCATCAGATGGAGTTTGCCAATGGTAGATATGAGCTTGAGTTCTAGAGGCAAGTAAGGTTGAAAAAAAGCTGGCAATTGGGTTCATTATTTTTTAATTTTTTCGGCTTCGTCTAATTTTTTTACTTCTGTTTCTAAAGCACCTTTTAATTTAGCTAACATAGCTTCTTTTTGCTTTAATTCATCTAATAATCTTTCAGCATCAGCAAAATGGGCATCACGAGCACCCGGATTAGCCATAGCTTGTTGCATATGATTTTCAATTTCCATTTTAACCATCTGAATATCTTCTTCAATTTCGGATGCTTTATTTTCACCTAATTTAAGATTTTCTCTCATTTGGTTTCTCATTTCTTTAATTAATGATTCACCAACTTTTTGAGCTTTTTCAGCAGTTTTGTACAAACCGAATATATTATCAAATTCTAAACCACGCTTAAACATATCAGCAGCACTAAACATATCGCCTTCAACTACAATAGTTTCAATAGTTGATTCTTTAGTAGGTTTTTGAACAATGAAGAATCTACCTAACTGGTCTTCAACTCCCATTGAATCAGTTGAGATATCAACACCTTCACCTAGTGCTTCTTTAATTTCTTTGTGTGCTAATTTTGCTTCGTTTTTATCTGAAGCATATAATGCGGCTAAGTAGTCTTTTACTGCACCCTTTGTGCATCCTACTTTTTCTCCACGTTTACCATCTTCATTTTTCTTGTAAACGCATTTACCAACGGACATATAAGGCATAATGTATAATTTATTAGAGTATTTCTCTATATAAATATACGATTCTTATTAAAGGCTAGTACGAGGACGATTAGAACTTTCGAAAAATTCAACTTTAGTGCGAAGTGAAGCTACTTCTCTAGTTAATTCTAATACCATTTTGCGTAACTCGTCTTTTTCACGGGCCGATTCAACAAGTAGTGCTTCTAATTTGGAAATTCTATCTTTACAGTCATGACGAATAAAATCTTCATCACGTTCTTTACGCATTGATTTTTTTTCATAAAATCTGAAAGCGGCGGCGCTTCCTAATACTGTAATTGCGGTCATAAAAACCGTATAGATGTTGTCAGTCATGTTATGAATAAATATTTACACTTCTTGATTTCTCATTTTTTTAATATTCTCTCTCCACTTTTTTAATTCATCTTTGTCGACATTTCCACCAGACCAACTTTCAACATCACCAGCTTCACTTACATATGTTTCCTTATGATTTTCAAAATCGTCAAGTATTTGAAGTGCTTCGTCTAAAAAGAAATTTTTATTAGCATTTAATATCTGCTTTTCATATTCTTCGTATTTTCCTTCATGACGTAAATTAGTTTCATACTCAATTACGCAATCGAAACACATACCATGTAAAGCATAGTATTTTTTATTATATTGGTTTACCTTCATTGCTTTACTACAATTAGGACAAGCAAGAGGTAATACTATTAAACGTTTTAAATCATCGTATTTGGTAACGGTTTGTTTAATACCGTTTTTAATGGTCCATTGTTTACCATTATCTTCCCAAATATCACCTTCTTGATAGGTGTGGGTATGTTTTTCATAACCTACTTGAGTTTGAGTTTTACCACCCAAATCTCCAGTAATAAGATTTCTCATACGTTGAACATCACGTTGTGAGAATTCTTTTTTTAAGTTGTTTTCACTCATAACTTAATCATATTTTTCAACCTTAACAACAGCATTAAAAGGAATAACTCCTCTATATTCTACTGTGTCTGTTGATTCATTTTTTACATTTTCATCATCAAATAGTTTGTTTGGATCTAACTTTGAGGCATCAATAGTTAAAATAATAATTTGATCCAACCAACTATCAGGAACTGTTTCAGATGTTTCAGCATAGGAAGCAGCCACATCTAAATCTTTAGCTAGATAAACATATCCAGGAACAGAATCATCCCATGCTTTTTTACTATCACGAGTATCTAAACCTTTTTCTTTTATTTTTTTAAGCAAAGGCCTATATGTAGCATGATAATAATATTGTTGTGCGTTTTCTTTCAATATGTCTATTAACTTAATCATAATCCTAATTCTTTAAGTTGTTTAATTGTATCAGAAGCACTTGTATGATGAATACCAATTCCACCCTTTTCTCTCCACATACGGATATTAGGGTCGAATCTATCATCTATTAATATTTTTCCGTCACCGGCTTGATCAGCTTTACGTTCAGGAGATGCTAAAATTAATTTAGTTCCTGGTAGGTATTTTTTAACCCATAAACGCTTACCTAAACGGCTTGATTCAGATGCTGAGGGTGAAGATAATAAAATTGGATTGTATTTTTTAATGTAATCCCAAAGTTGATGTCCGTCTGGCATCCAAGGAATACCAGCCCAGAATCTAACACCTATGTTATTATCGATTTGATTCCAAAATGCTCTTTTACCGTATTGAGCTTCGTATTCTTGAGGAGATACTCCAAAAAAATGGTCAAAACGTGCTTCAAAATCAGCAATAACTCCATCCATATCACAATAAATTTGATAGGGGGTAATGCCTTCTACTTCTAGTATATTTTTTAAACTTATCATAACTCAAATATCATTGGGTTTTTCTGTCCATAATTTCTCATCAGTATTCCTGCTAAAGCATTTGCCTCATTTTCTACAGGAGAACCAGTTTCACCCGAAGATACATCAAGTTTATTAAGTTGCATCTGTTGTGCATGAACCATTTCGTGAGCTAGTGTTCTTAATATGTCAGCCAAGCCTCTTCCTTTAATTACTACAGCAATTTTGTTTTGATGCGGTTGATATCCACCAAAACTTTTCCATTTTTGAGTAAAGTCAGGTGAATTAAT